CGAAGCCCGTGACGCCGTAATAAAACTAACCACAGCAGTAGAGCATATAGCAGCTCAGCTAGAGGTGCTGCACACAGACATGAAAGAGGATCGCCGCGAAACCTTCGGCCGCCTCTCAACAGTTGAACAGCGGGTATCTAAGCTGGAAGCACGCCCCGGCCGCTGATTCATGGACCGTCTCTCCGATTACGTGGCTCTGGCCGTCGCCGTTCACGGCGTTGCAGTCGTGGTGGTGAACCTTACGCCAACTCCGCGCGATGATGAGGCCCTCGACGCCTACACCCGCTTGGCTGTAAAGGCCTACCGCGCTATTGAGATCCTGGCAGGCGTAATTAGTCCTCTCGTCAAGCGCTAAGCAGTAGTGGTGAGCCGAAGCTAATGTCTACACAACGCCTGCGCCTAATTGATCTGTTTCGCTATTACAAGGGCTTACCCCATCAAATCGCCGCAGTAGGCGAGCTGGAAGAGGCTCTACTCAAACACGCACCTACGCTGCTAGATCGTTCGCAGACGTGGTTCAAAACCTGGAGTGTGGCCGGTAAGCAGGCTGACCTATCTACCTCCATACAGCTCATCAAATCTTTTGAAGGCTGCAGACTCAGCGCCTACCCCGATCCACTCACGGGCGACGCTCCGTGGACGATCGGCTACGGCACAACACGCTATAATGGTAATACACCTGTAAAACGCGGCGATAAGATTAACGTTATCGAAGCGGATATGCTACTTCGTCTTGAGGTTGACCGCATAGCCGAACGCCTGCGCTCTACCATCCCCTACTGGCCCGAAATGAGCGATAAGCAAAAGTCGGCACTTGTAAGTTTTGCTTACAACTTGGGCGATGGCTTCTACGGTAGCGCAGGCTTTGAAACGCTTAGCGCCAAACTTAAAGCTAAAAACTGGGCCGCTGTGCCCGATGCCTTGCTCCTATACCGCAATCCAGGCACAGACGTAGAGGCTGGGCTACTTCGTCGTAGAAAAGCAGAAGCCGATTTATGGCGCTCCGGTCTAAGCACACAACAAACTCCTAGTACAGACGTTCTATTGCGTGTACCCTATTACGCACAGAACGACAATAGTAGCGGTACAGGCTATAGAGAGTGCTTTAGCAGCAGCGCATCTATGGTAGCCGCCTTTTACGGTAAGGTTATTGGAGATGATGCCTATAATAAGATCCGCGCTAAGTTTGGTGATACAACCGATGCACAAGCGCAAATCAAAGCACTGCAAAGCCTAGGTTTATCCGCTCGCCTAGTTACAAATGCAAAAGCTGCGCTTATTGATGCCGAGCTACAGGCAGGGCGCCCCGTCATGGTTGGTTGGCTTCATAAAGGACCTGTGACCGCTCCCACAGGCGGGGGCCATTGGAGCGTCATCACCGGCAGCACACTATCTGCCTTCATCCACAATGACCCCAACGGCGAAGCGGATATAATAAACGGCGGTTATGTCAATAACACTAAAGGTAATGGGATTGCCTATAGCCGTAAAAACTGGCTGCGTCGTTGGGAAGTGGACGGCCCCGGCACAGGCTGGGCAATGCTTGTAAGCCGTCAAAACTAGACTAAGCGTATCTGTACCAGATACTCATGGCTTTAACTACATCTAGAAAAACGCCTGAGCTACTGGAGCTACGCATACCCTATACATCCTTCAACGACTCCTCCACTTTTCTCCTGCTTAGCGACATCCACTTAGATAACCCTAAGTGCAACCGCAAACTACTCGCTAAGCACCTAGACGAGTGCAGAGAGCGCAAAGGCCACGTACTTATGTTTGGCGATATTCTATGCCTTATGCAGGGCAAAAAAGATCGTCGCGGCGGTAAGGGAGACGCGCGGCCCGAGCACATGGGCGGAAACTACTTCGATCTGGTCTTCAACGAAGCAGCAGATTTTCTTAAGCCCTGGCAAGACATCATCCTGATGGCAGGCGATGGAAACCACGAAACCGCAGTCCTAAATAACCAAGAAATAGACCCCCTAGAAAACGTCGTGCGTACCATGCGCAATAACGGTAGCTCTATTGAGCACATGGGCTACCAAGGCTGGGTAAGGTTTATGTTTACTAATAACAACGCTAAAGTTAGACGGTGTATGTTGTTTTTCCATCACGGTGCTTGGGGCGGAATTATCACGAAGGGCACCATGGGCGGAGGTCGCTATGCCGCAATCGCTCCCGACGCAGATCTGATCGTCAATGGGCACAACCACGAACGGAGCATGGTAGCCCACTCCTGCTATCGCGTTGATGTCACAGGGAAAGCCTGGGTTGAGCAACGCTGGCATCTGCAGTGCGGAACCTATAAAGAAGAGTTCGGCGGGACAGGCGGCTGGGCCGTCGAACGCATCGTGATGCCCAAATCACTGGGCGGTATCTGGCTTACACTAAAGCCACGCTACCGAGGCGGCGTTGAGATCACCTGCGCCCCAACTGTATGAAACAATACGTCCTTGAAATTGAGTACACCATTGTTATAGAGAGCTGCGACGATGACCCCGAGCACGTCAGCGACAATTTCATTTCTCGTCTCACTGAATTAGCTGCATCAGACGATCACATCCTGGGCCTTTCGGTCCAGACACTCCCTATCCCTGAGCTGCGTGGACCACGAGATTGATGGCTCTTCTCTCATCCCCAAAAGAAGTGCCAAGCACCGATTTAGGCAGCAAATCTTCACCGCATGGGAACACGTGTGCGCCTACTGCGCCTCTCCTGCTGACACCCTCGACCACGTAAAACCTCGTCATAAGGGAGGTGCCACAGTAACGAATAATCTTGTACCAGCTTGCCGCGATTGCAACCGCAAAAAAGGCAGCGAAGAATGGCTGTCTTGGTACGCTAAGCAGCCTTCATATACCTTAGATCGCGTAGTAAGAATTCAGGGCTGGTTGGACGGTTGAGTATGCTATTGAATAGCTCTAGGGCTCTCCAGTCTTCTACAAATATCCATTCCATACCTGCATAAGACACAACCCATACCCTCGGGGACTGCCCCGCACTAGCGCTTAGACGTGGCGGCTCCATAGAACTATGCTAAGCTGTATCAATAACAATCTAAACGCTTATATGGCTACTGCCTCGGAAGCTGATGAGTCTAAGCCTTGGTTTGTACCTCAACTTGACCTAGCTACCCAGCTACGGCAAGAACTGGATCGCCGTGCTGCCGCCTCCCTTCCCCACTTTCAGCTTTCAGAGCTTGCCGATAAGCTGATTCAAGACTGGTACACACACAGCACTTTAATTGACAGCCTACTTCGCCGTGTAAGGTGTCTAGAGGTTGAGTTAGCTCTAAGCGAGTCCACCGTAAGCTCTATGGAACCTGAGCAGAAGCACTATAAGTGGGCTAAGGAGCTACTAGATAAGCATAATCCTGCCCCTTAATGCGTGCTTAACCAAAAGGCCGCGCAGTCTTGTGCGTGTTTTCCACCACTACGTTTGCCTTCAGGAAAGCCCAAGCTACAAGCACCGGCCACGAAATCCCAATGCACACATTTCTGACACCGTACTTTGCCAGTAGCAGCTACACAAGCATCCGCATAGAGTTGCTCAGCTTCCATCAATGCCACCTCTAGGCTCTCGCTTAGAAGTGGCAGTTCAATAAGCCCCTGCTTAGTTTTTAAGCGCAGTAACCACCCCTCATCCTGGGGGATCAGTACCATCTTCCCAGAGTGGTAGCGAAGTGACGGCATTAGTAAGCTGGTCTAGCGATCCATCGTTACAAATATACTGGGAAAAATAGTCACATGCATCCAGCCCTCCTTCCGATGCGTGCGTGCTTGTATTCACAGTACCAGGCCTATCAATTCTCCAAAGCTCACCGCCCAGGCTGCGGACAAGCTCTGCTTCGTTGACAAAGCGCACATCATCTACAACAACCCTCTCGTAGCGTTTTGCACGTACCTCCCATACTCGCAACCACATATCTGGATGCACGCACTGCCTTCCCCACTCCGTTCCTAAGGTCTGAAGTAGATGGCGTGACGTAACATTTAGGCTGCTGAGGCATTCTTCCTTGGCGACGTAGAGCAGACGTGTAGCCTCTGCAGGCGTGTAGCCCAGCTCAACTAACAGAGGATGCAACATCAGTTTCAGCGCCTCAGCAAAAGGCACGCGCACAAAACCCTTCCCTTCCAACACTCTACTGACCGTAGTTTTGCCGCACTGGGGAGCAGGGGAATAGAGACCAATAAGCTGCTTAGTCATGGTTCAAACGTAACGTGCAGTGTTAAGTTTTAGGCGCATTTTTGTATGCGCTTGCAGTAAGCGCTGGCGGATACTTTCGCGGGTAATACCAGCCTCTGCTGCAATCCCGGATAGTGACATTGGGGGACTGCCCTTAAGCCCATACCGCTTAGTAATCATATCGAGCTCTACGTCGTTTAAGCAGTCGAGTGCTAGACTGAGCATTACCTGCTTTTCTTCTTTTTCTAAAAGATCCTGTTGAGCGTCTAGACCGCTTATATCCGGTATCAAATCCATAATCGGAGCACCGTCTTCAATCGCCAATGCGTCCAAGCTCCTATGCCACGAATTACGCGACATAAGCATTTCTAAATACTCAGGACTGACATCGTTTTCCTCTGCCATCACCTGCAGCGTAGGCATCCGTCCATGCTTTTGCATGTAATCTTTTTGGAACCTAACCACCCTATAAACAGTATCTAATCCATGCTGCGGAACGCGAATAAGCCGCTCTTTGGTGTCGATCCCGCGTGTAATCGCCTGCTTTATCCACCAATAAGCATAGGTGGAGAATTTGTAGCCTTTAGTCCCATCAAATAGCTCGACGGCCCTATGCAGCCCTAAAGCTCCCTCCTGGATGAGGTCCATAAGCTCCATGCTGCTGCCGTTAAGGCGGCGTGTATATTGCTTAGCCACACTTACCACTAAGCGTAAGTTGCAGTTAATCAGCTTATGCTTAGCCCTTTCAGCAGTACGTGCAGTACGCCGCTCAGCCGGACTAAACTCCTCCTTACCGCTGAGCTGCCTACCTGCTTCGACTTGCCGTGAAAGCTGGATCTCCTGCTCGACCGTAAGCAGAGGGTATCTCGCTATTTCAGTGAGATAGGACTTAAAAGAATCAACAGAGTAGGACATGGGATAGGTAACTAAGCGGGGGTCTCGTTGGTGTGCAGTTTTACGGCTTTCCGGCGCCCTGCACGCTCTATCCACGTAAAATCTTTTTTGTCAAGCAGTACCTCTTGGGCCTGCAGAGTGTACCACCTTGCGTCGCACGCAAAGCAGTGACGCCTCCGCACAATCTGCTCATCGGTGCTGTAAGTAGTAATTACCACCTCAACGCGGTGGCATCCACAATCAGGACATTTCATAAGGAGTTGAGTTGTGTGATGTTTTGTAGCAACGGTACAGTAGCACTTACCGGGCGTAAAGGCAATGCTTAGGGCGTTTCGCTGTCCATTGCAGCAAGACTTGCAAGCCACGAATCTAAGGCAGCGCGTGTTGCTACATCACGGATGCCCTTGAAAAATCGTTGCAGTTCGTGTTCATGCCGCGTAAACATACTGGAATCACCCTTGTAGGCGATCCAGTAGCGGCCAGCACGGTCTATCCCAGTCTCAACGGACTGGTATGCACTCAGCGCTAAGCGGTCTCGTTTACGCATGGCAGGGAGCTTCGTCGGGTTTGTAAACAAGGTCGGTGTACACGGCATGGAATGGATGTGCGGGATCGTGGCGCCCATCTTCGTCATACAGACGGTCAAGATGATCCTGCCTAAGCTGCTGCTCTACAGGGTTACAGTCGGCGTTCATAAGCGGTATGGAGGGAGATAGTGCATGGGGGTAGATAAGCAGGTGAGAGCTTACCTACTGTGCAGCCGAGTGGAAGGCCGCCTCAGCTATGGTAGGCAGCTGTTCAGCGAAGATGTGCTGGATCTGGAGCGCTAGGTTTCTGTGTTCGAGCTGTGTTCCGGCGCTTGTACGGACCTGTAGGTAATGAATCCACGACCTAATTGTACCGTTCATGTATAGCCGTGTAGGCGTTGCTAAAGGCAGAACATTACGAGCACACTCTTTAGCAACCCCATCCTGCACCATACACTCATACAGATGCTCGGCTTCCGCGAACAAGTTTTCAATTCTATTGGTGTACATCTCATGAACCTCATCGCTTAAATCGTCAATCGAATTTTGCCTATTTTTTATATCCTGTCTACGCAGCTCCGGCACCTTAGCAGCACCTAGGGCTTCTGTACTGGCGTACCTTTGACTATATTCCTGAAAAGAAAAAGATCTATGTCTAAGTATTTGTGCAGAGATAGCCCTTGTTGTTTCAATTTCTATGCACATGTTCGCCATCTCAAAAATAGATACATGCCCATGCTCCAGGCAGTATCTAAGCAGGCGAGGGGCTGTATCCGCATTGGCCTGGTTTTTGGGATTAGAAACGCGCGCGGTGTACGTGATCATGTTTTCGGCATCTGGTGTAATCCAGATAAGTCGCGCTGTAGTCATAGGAAGTGTGGGTAAGTGTGGTTTTGTGCGAGGTACAAAGGCTTACTGCGGCACCGGCTTGATGGCGGGGCGGGCCCAGCGGACTAAGACGGCCCGCGCAAAGCCACAGTGATCAAAGCTGAAGTCCTCTGGCGATTCGCCACCTAATACAAAACTGTGCATTAGCCGGTGCAGCTCTTTGTCGGTAGGCTGGTGAGTGACAGAGGCCGGTTCCCTGCCATGAGGCACAGCCGGTCCATCTGGCGCGATGGCGGGGCGGCCCCAGCGGGCGAGGACGGCGCGGGCAATGCGTGGTGCCCACCACAGCGGGTCAGCGATCACGGTGCCTGCAGGCATCTCGCGGGCCAGCCAAGCGGCAAAGTCGGCAAACCACTTCTCATCCGTCGGCCCCTGCGGCTCGGGCTGGGACAGGGCGGCTCGGGCGCGGGTGAGGATCTCAGTGGTCCTTTTGATCGGGCGGGTCTGCTCTCGGTGGTACTGCAGTGCATCAACCAGCTCAGCGCACAGTGCTCGGAAGTCAGTCATCGGTTTTCAGGGGTAGAGGTTTCTAGCTCGGCGGCAATGACGCGTAGATGCTCGGCGGCAGAGGTCTGTCCGTGTTCGTACACCCGAAAACTGTCTCCCATATACGACCAAGGAACCTCCAGGTCTTCCGCCCGATCCGCTTCAGCTCGCAGCCAGGCGGCGGTGGCCGGCTCAGTCTCCGCTCGATCGGCGATCATCCGCAGCATCGAAGCCCAGCCGTTGGCGTCGCTCCAGGAGTCGAGGAACACGGTGCGCAGGTCGCGGTAGAGGGGGCGGTCAGTCATCGCCCCCACCGCTCCAGCGCGGCACGAACGGCCTTGTGGAAGTCGGCCCACCACATCACCTGTTCGTCGTTGATGTAGCCAGACTGGTCGTCGAACAGCTGACGCAGATCGGCCTGAGTCGGATCTGCCTTGGCCCGCTCTAATCGGGCGCATGGCCAATCGCTCTGGCAGATGTCGCAGCCACCAGGTGGGCAGGTCTCATGGATCGGCAGCTTGCGGTCCCATGCCACAAGCTCGACGTCGCCAATCAGGGCGATGCTTTCTGCTGCGTCTGGTTGGTCCTTCTTGTAGAAGGCCACGACGGTGTCGGGATCGCCGTCGTCTTCAACATCTTCAGCAGCAATTCCGATGCCCTGCCAGCCAGAAAGCAGTGGCACGCGCAGGCGAAGCAAGTCGCCCTGGCGACAGAACAAGCTCATTGTTTTGCGGGTGTAGAGGTTTTGTCGCACCCGGCGTCCCAAGGCGCGGGCGTGGACAGGACTTTTGCCACTCGTGGGCAGTACCGGCCCGGCTTGGACAGCCGACGCAACAGAGCGTCGAAGTCGGCAGGGACCATTTTGTGCAGCTCCCCAAAATGGTCAGTCATCCGCCTGCTCCAGCTCGGCGGCGATGGCGAGGAGTTCGGAGCGGGTAGCCATGCGGGCATCCCAGCTTTCAGTTTTGAGATTCCAATCTGAAAACGTCATAGCTGATTGATCCGGCTCCGGTTCCTCTGGCACCACCTGATCCGCAGCTGCTCGCAGGGCGGCGGCGGCAATCCAGCGAGATTCGTTGAGGCAATCATCTGGACCGTAGGATGAAGCACCATTGGCAGCATCTAGCACTGCCTGCGCGGCGGGGGAAAGGTCAGTCATCGAGTTGCTCAAAGTTGGTCGGCAACGCGCCAATGCAGTCGTTGGATTCTGTGGCAGCCACCCACTGCTGCACCAGCTCCGGCGGTGGGGTGATGGGGTGGGTCATCGCTCGGCCTCCTGCTCAACAAGAGGCAAAGAAGGCCCCAGCGATTCAAGCCAACATATCTGGCACCAGTGCCCTTCATGGCCAGCGATCATGCTGGTAATGATGTGTCTGTGGATGCCGTGCTTCGGGCAGTTGATCCTGGGCTGGACCCAAAAAGTTGAAGTGTTGTCAGTCATAGTTCGGCCTCCACGGCCTTCTTGGCGTGCTGTTTGCAGTAGAGACCATCAGGACCATGGCCACGCTTGCGGCTGCACTGGTGCGGAATCCAGCCGCCATGCGGCCATACCTCTTCGATGCAGCGAGCCGGATCTTCTGGCGATCCATGGGGGCAGCCGGCCCAGGCCCCGTAGCGACGCTGGCCGTTGATCACGTCGAAAGTCATCGCTCGGCCTCCTGCTCAAGTGCGGCAGCCATGCCGTTGATGTCGCACGAGAACGGATCGCCCTCCCTGACCCACGCCGCCACCTCGCGGATCGCGGCGCGGGCATCGTCGTACCACAACTCATGCGGGTCCTCACTGTCAGCAATGGCGCCTGCTACACGTTCTACCAGCGAATTGCGCTCGGGCAGCTCGGCCGCCGCACGGATCTGCTCTGGCGTGGCGTTGTCGATCGCAGCCATGGTGGCCTTAAAGCGGCGGTCGTTCTCTTCCTCGTCAAACGGCTCAGGCCGCAGCAGCGCGGCGATTTCCGTTTCTTGCTCCGGGGTTAGCTGCAGCGAACTCCTAATTTGGCTGAGATTAGGAGTTGATTTGGAGTTGGGCGCAAGTAGATCCCTCACCTGCTGCGCTTGCTCCGGCGTGAGCTGCAGAGGTTCGCTGATTTTGTGGACCTTTGAAGCGGGGCGTCGAGCAGCTTCTAGCGCCTCCACGCGAGCGCGCAGCTCCAGAATTGCAGCTAAAGGATCCCCATGTGCCGGTGTTTGCCACTGACGATCATTGCGTACAAGGTTGTCCATCAATCCCAGTCCTCTCTATACAAAGCGGTATGCGGGCCATAAGTTGCGCACAACTCAGGAAAAGCATCAACTAAGCGCTGTCGATTTGCAGGATCTGCTACAAGCCCGGCCCGTGCAACGGTACGCATAAAACTTCCTCCAAAATGCGCTGCACTTAGCAGCATGTGTACTGTCTGTTCTGGTGTCATAAGGCGAGCAATTACAAGATGGGGTGTGTGCGCAGCGCCTAGGGGACAAACCACATGCGCTGCTTTGTGGAGTCGATCCAGGTCTGGTACGCAGCTCGCGCCTTGTCCAGCACTTCCTGCTCTAGCTCCTGAAGCCCGGCTTCACCGAACTCCTCTAAGAGGATAGCACGTAATTGGGCCTTGTAAATACGGTCGTATTCAGACCGTTGCTCTACCGTCGTGCCCCCTTGCAGACAACTATGCACTTCTGTAGCAAATTTAAGCGCGATACGCTTCTTCGTATTCACGCGATGCAACCAGTCACTGTTCAACGGCACTCCGCTGGCCCGCTCCTTTGTCTTGGCCTCTGTAAGCACCGAGTTAAGTGTTGTAACCATCTCGGACAGCTCATCATGGAAGGCCTCCAGCTCATGCTTCGTCAGGCTCCCAATCCGCTCAAACTCGACCTCAACAGACAAAACATTACTGAAAAACTTAAGCATAATCTCAGAAACTTAGTAAGTAGTAGCTGCGCCCGACAAACCAGGCGCAGCCAGCATTGCGGTCAAACTGCTTCTAGCTCAGCCTTAGCCGCTTTGGGCTTGCGACCACGCTTAGGAGCACCAGGTTCCGGCTTCGGACCAGCAATCAGATAACACCCAGTGCCATCAGCCTTTCTGCGCACCGAGAACTTCACATCACTGGAACGCGCCGTCATTGTACCGGCGATCTGGCTGATGGTCGTAGGCCTGTAGCCCGCCTCAGGATCGTGTGAATCGTAATCCACCTCGATGGCCTCTCCAATCTGGAGCGCAGCCAAGGCATTGCGCAGCGGTGTGGTCTTAGATGTCCTCGTTGCGCGTGCGGGCACTTCCGCAGCTGAAAGAACCGGGAAAGTCATAAGCTGTGCGTAAAACGCATGGAAAGCAAAAGCTTACACGGAATCCAATCAAGCGTCAAGCGCAGGAGACACTACCAACGCAAATCAGAATCCACATACTTGCGCCACGCATTACTTTGCTGCCTACGCGCTCGGCCACGCTGCCTAGCACACCCCTTACGGACCTGCCGCGCAAACTCCAGAAACTCAGCAGCCCTCTGCAGATCAGCAACGCTGGCCTGCCGGATCTCATCGCGTAGCCACGCAACCATAATTTCGCGTCCCGTACGCACCAAGCTGCGAAGTATTGGTAAGTACAGCGTAAACGCCAATACCTACCAATACCACGCCTCTGCTACTTTGCGTCAGCCCAGGTCTTCCCGTAGGCGCCCTCCGCCAGCGCAGGAATATCGCCAAGCCACATAGCCTCAGCGTCCTCCATACACCGCTGCAATGTAAGCAGCCACTTTTCCTCTAAGTCTTCGCGTACAAGTAGCACCACTTCATCGTGTACCACAGCAGCTAAGCGTGCAGTGTCCTCGCCAGCAGCACACAGCTCTATCCAGAGCGACGCAAGCGCCACCTTAAGCACAGCTGCACCTGCTCCTTGCACCGGCGTATTACACCGCGTCGTAAGCCGGTTGAGATCACCGGGCAGATACCTCCGCATTCCACTAACTGGAATCCTTACCTGAGCCCACCTGTCATGCTGGGTATCATCAGCCTCACGCGCATTACACATCTGCCACTTAGTGATACCTACATAAGTGTCTCTGAAAGTGTTGCGGATCTGGTCGGCTTCCTCAATATCCATAGTAATTCCCATCGCACCAGCATAGTTACGCAACCCCTTAGCCCCAGAACCAAACAAAAGGCCAAAATTAGCAGACTTAGCTACCTGCCTACGCTGCTTCATTTCTGCTAGGTCCTCAACCGGTTGACCATAAATAGCCGCAGCTGTAATCGTATGCAAATCCTCTCCATCCTGAAACGCTTTAATCATCCGCTGGTCCTGACTGATCGCTGCAGCTAAGCGGAGTTCCATCTGCCCGAAGTCACACACCACAAAGCTCCAACCCTCTGGCGCTTCAGCAGCAGCTCTGAACCCCTTATCCCGAGGCACTTGCTGAAGGTTCGGATTCCTACAACTCATGCGGCCCGTATCTGCCCC